ATCAAGGGTATGTCAGTTATAGTCGATGATCTCTAAACAGGTATGGAGCAACTGAAAACCAAATGGGATACCGTGATGAACAATCCGGTATTTCGTCGAAAGTTCACAGGCTGTCAGGGTGACTATGACATCTCAAAGTGTCGTCGAATTATTCATCCAAAAGGGACACTGTATACACCCGTTTCAGATGAAGAAGGTCATTTTATGGCGTACGAATTCATTGGGTCTGGTGTCATACGTGTATTTGACCCTGCACACCCAAAGAACCGGTACAGCGGTCATCTTGACCGTAATCTCATTTCAAAATTGTCAGGAAGACGAGTCGTTGTATGTCGAGACCATCCTCAAAAACACGAAGAAGACACATTCTGTGCGACATGGACACTCGCGTGGCTTCGACCGGACATGAGACATCTCACTATTTCTTCTTCCCAGCCAGAATAATCAACATCAACCCAATGACGAGCGCAAGCATCGCCCCCCACATAACCTTTTGATTCTCCTTTTCAAAAGGGACGGGCGGTGGTAAACTGACAGGACGTTCGACTTGATCAGGTACGTGTACCGTATGAAGTCGTAGCGTGAATGAATTGACATCGAGTCCGTGAAAATCCAAAGGAACGCCATCCCGGTTGAGCCATTTGATTGTGAGTCTGTCGAGTGAATCAAGTCGGGAAGGGAATGTAACATTCACGTGGTAGTCACCAGCCTCTTTGAACGCTTTGATTCCACCGGACGACACGTCCATCGGTATGATGGCGAAGGAACGTGCCGATGTATTACTCGTCGTTGTGTACACACCCTGTGGATTCAGAATCAATTTCCGGGCATCGGTTGTGAATGGCGTCCGAAATTCTTCGATATCGAGCCATATATAATCATTCATATCGAGACTCACGATGTTGGTTGATACGACGTATGCATTTGCTGTGGGGCAGAGTCCCTGATACACGGCATTTGTGGCAATTGGACTTGACAGTGTCGTTCCAAGTGGCAACCCGAGAATGTCTGCAATTTCATGAGTCAGGGTCGTCACGGATGTCAAATTTCCAGTGAATATAAATTTACCTTCAGCTTCCAGGTAACTGAGTGCGACGTTCGAAACTTGTTCACTGTTGTTGAATGTGTCGACGATCGAACACGTCGAGTAAAACCCAGGGTTCAGAGCCACGTTGGACGTATCAAATACGAGTACGTTCGAGCTCGTTGTGAGGTTGTACATTGTGTTTGGAATTTTGGCGGAAATCAGATCAATTTGACTTATGTTATGGACTGGCGACTGGAGAAACAGTGTGTACGAGTTCCCTGATGGGTACAATGTCACATCTCTCTGTCTGGAATCGACGTACAATGTCGTCTCCATCTACCTAAAACCAAGATTAAATAAACTGTCCATTGGACAGCGTCACGAAGCGGCCTCATCATCTGGACTTAAAACCAAGATTAAAAGAAACAGTAGGAATGGTGCAGTATTGGCTCGATCGCGTCCGCACGAACGATGGGCCATCTGACGTGGATGTTGTGCCAGTGAGTTTTGTAACGACGGAGCATGCAGACCAGCTCAAGCGTCTCATAGCCCCAGAGGATGAGATTGTGGATGGGGAGGAGGCGGCAAAGAACGAGTGGGTCTTTGAGCTCAAGCCCGGTGATGTCTTTCCAGTACAGATTATTGCGTCAATTCAGTCGACGCTTGATGCGTCCAAGTTTGACGGCATGATGTTTCCCGTCGTGTATCGCGGAAGGCCCGTCTTTGAGAAGCGTTTTTACAAGCGTTCTAGCTCTGAGAATATTCAGCAGGCAACCATGCCTATTTTTAACCTAAACCCTCCGCCTGCAGACTCAGTAGTATGAATGACTGTGTACGATTGATTGCGACCCGGGTCTGGCAATCACTCGGACCTGGCTTTTCAGAACGCGTGTATCACAACGCCATGGAGGTTGGCCTGCGAAAGTCGAGTATTCCATATCAGACGGAGCGAATCGTTCCAATCATGTTTGATGAACATGCGATTGGAAACATTCGTGCGGATCTCATTATTGATTCGAGAATTATAGTCGAGTTGAAATCTGTCAAGGCGCTCAAGGATGAACACCGTGTACAGACGCGCATGTATATGAAACTTTTGGGCCTGCCTGAAGGTGTCCTCATCAACTTTCCCAACTCGGGGAATACCCTTGAAATTGAGGACATTACAATGTGGAGTAATAACGCGCCTGAGGTATAGAGTATCCATTCTTCAAAAGTCTTTTAAATTTTCTCTCAATGTTGTTTGCAGTCTTTTTAGCTTTGGGCTTGGTTTTGGGCTTGGGCTTGGGCTTGTAGCCCATGAGAGATACAATAAATTTCATCATTTAAAACCACCCGACATTTTAAACTCAAATGTTCACACCAGAGATGAAACTCGCTACTGCTGCTGTTGTGAAGGATTCTGACTCTAAAACGTCGACGCGGGTCATGTCTTTCCTGTACTACGTGACCATCAGGGCATGTGAGGTTATCGATTGGTGGTTTCCAGTCAAGGTTAAGAAAGAAAAGTAGGCTGGTAGTTCAGCATGTACCAATAAATTGCCACCCGAGGTCAGCGGTGATTTTCTTCCATATAATGTCGTGCTTGTACAGCTTTTCTTTTGATTTGAGCAGCGGAAAGCACGGGAGGTATTCATCCTCACCGAGGAGTTCGCAGAATTTGTACAAGACGTAACTGTAACTCAAAAAGTTTTTGCGGTTTTCGGGACAATGTTTCTCAAAAGGCTTTTGAATCTGACCAAACATGAGTCGAAGGCGGTCTTCCAAGGCTTGAGGCATGGTGGGCGGTTTCACTCCGTTGAGAATCGTTGTGATGTAAGGCGCGTGTTCGTAGTATTTATTCATGTGAATCTTTTTCAGCATTTCACGAACTTTGCTATGTGTCAGGTCTAACTTGTCTTTAATTCGCTGCTTTTTCACTTCGAGTCGTAACTGGTCTATGAGTTCTTGAGGAACACTCGTGTACTCTTTCGCCTGAAACTGATTGACCCATTCATTGAAATGGTTTTCACGCCGGTATGAATATATGACGTGGCGTTCCATCTCTTGCTCCTCCTTGAAACCCACTTCTTGACATTGTACGTAATCGGTCGTTCCACATCGGCGACATATCATGTCGCTCGTGACGTCATCGAGTATATGGTCGAACGAGCCACACCCTTTACATTTGGGTAAGTATCCGATATTTTTCTTTTGCATGGGCGTTACATGATTTCTTTCTACGACGGTCATGTACTTTTCGTATACATCCTTCTTCTTTCCTCCAGCGGATTCAAACTCCATCAATAAAGGGATGCAATCTGCAATGTATTCATACATTTCATGTTCAGCAGCCAAGTCTCCTTTAGATATTCTTTTTTGAAATTCAGAGAGACGCTCTTGATAGCGTCCTTCCATTATAAATAATATATCGTTTTCTTTTAGTTAATGTGGGTCTTGAATATCATCGAACAATGTAGACCCAAGAATTTTCAGGTTCATCAAATGTTCAGACACGACGGTGATGAATTGATACCAGTTGAAGAATTCAAACCAAGTGAATATGGACACGTCGATTACTACTTTGGTGGTCAGATATACACACACATAGGACACTGGCCTATTCAGAACATCGTGCCTCGTTTTTCAGTTCCAGTACACAGTGCCATTTTCATCAACGACGAAGATCGAAAACCCACAGTCTGTACCGAGATTATCAGACGGCACGCGGGTCCGACACAATCACCAGTGTCATTTGACGTATACGCTCCTCGGCCACATGTATCAATCTCATTCTCAGGAGGGTTGAAAATCTCCTTGGGAATCAAATGGGTCCTCATAAAAAAGGTTTCCGGTAAAGTTTTTATACAGAACGTTCTCGGTCAAATGACTACTCAGCCTTCGGTGCCAAGTAGAACTTGAGTTCACCGAGGTTTGCAACTGTGTACCGGAACACGATGGGCATGTTATCATCGTCGTCATGCTGCATCAGCTGGACGCTCGAGCATAGGCTCGTTGCACGGGTAAACATGTTGATGTACTTGAGTGAAAACAGATTTCCGAGCGCCTTGTCCTTTCCGGGCTCGACGCATTCAATAATAGTCTTTTGGTTTGCAAAGCCGCCCTCACACTCGAGCTCGAGTGTATTCTTCTTACGCGTGATTCGAATATCCTGAGCCAAGTTATTCATGTCACGCGTCACGCGTTGGAAATCAACACTCGGGATGGTGGTCAGCACGTTCATCTCAATCTCAGGGACGGACAACATGTCATCGTTGATATCAAGAAGCTTAAACTCGAACGATGTCGACGACTTTTTCGCTGTATTCTCAATGTGAATGTGAAGCAGGTATGAATCGTCGATCGCCATGCTCAGTGTGTCCGTATTGGTCACCGACTTGAGGAGCTTGTACGTGTTTGACACATTGAGACCAGCCGTGTGCTCCCCCTCACAATAGTACTCTTCAAAGTTTTCCGCTGGCATGACGAGGTGGACGAGTGTCACGCGCGCCGTGTCGAGTGTAACGACGATGAGTCCTTCCGGTCGGAACACGAGGTTGACATCGTTGATGATATCCTTGAGCACCTCAAATACTGTGCGGAAAGCACTCGCTTGAATCGTCTTGAGACGAACCATAGACAAACAGCGCAGACTCACTTTATACCCTTCTGGTATGCATCTGAAACCTTTCTATTCACCTTTTCTTCAAGCTCGCGCGTCATAGGAGGCGCCAGCGGCATGTTGAAGTGTTCAATGTCGAAGTAATTTCCGGCATCGTTATCGTGTGTGTCGTCGAGCATTGCACCAGAAAGCACCGTCTGGTCAAACTCTTCGACTCTCTCCTCTGGCTTCATAGACTCGATCCATTTACGAACGTCGTTTCCGACGAGTAGCTGACCATCGTTTGTCACCAGGGTGGGTACACGTGTAATCTGTTTCGACGGAACCCCCTGAGTCGACACGTTATGGAACCGGATCATGTGAATGAGCGCTGGGTTTTCACGAATCTCCTGGATAACCTGAGAACAATACGGACACTTGTCGCTGTAGACCAAAGTGGCCATTACCTACTACTGTATAACTTTTTGTAGCCAGGGAGACGACGCAGAAGGGACTTTTTTCTCGTCTGATAGTAATATGAAGGACATTGTCGTATTCCTCCTTCTGGCAATTTTGGGATTTCTGTTGTGGAACCGCGGTGTGTTTATGAACGGCGAGGCGTTCGTGAACGTCAGTGACATGAAGCCAGTGGAACCAGCGACGATCCAGAGCATCATCAACGCCATTCAGGCGAAGAATCCCGATGTATACCCGGTTCAGACCATCTACATCAACTCGATGCAGGGTGATCAGGGGTCGGCGATGTATGAAGCCCGCATCATGTTCGTCAACACACGTGGATACTTTGGTGTACAGTACGACATCAAGGCGGATGGTGATGGCAACATCCTCGAACTGTCTGAGCAGCCCCAGCCCGGCATCGGAGCTGCTGATGTATTCGAGCCCTTCGGTCCCAGTGATTCATACACCACATTCGAGGACACCCAGGTTGTCCTGGACAAACAGTTTGCGGATCTGAAGACCCAAGTTCCCGGCTACCAGGGCAAGCTTGACATTTGGCTCGAGCAGATGCGTCAGTCAAATAGAAACAACGCCGACGCTGCGGCGTGGAACGGCACCGTTGTTTCTAGACAGTAATTAGGGATGATATCAGCACAAAATCTCGCTGATCGAGAGCACAAAAGGCTCGAGGTTCGCAAGGCGACATACAAAGCAATTCTCGAACAGCTCTGTCGCAAAATCAAATCTGCGTCAGAACTTGGAGAACGTTCGCTGTTTTTGACAATTCCGCCATTTACCATTGGATATCCTGCATACGAAATTGAGAGTACAACTGCGTACATTCAGCGTCAACTGGATCGCCTTGGATACAAGGTGATCAAGGTGGCACAGGGCACGTTGGGTGTCAGCTGGGGTAACACGAAACCAAAGGGACCCGTCATCATTGATCACTCTGCTGAAGAAGACTCTATGAGAAGCATTTCACTGCCATCGCTCGCCAATTTACAGAAAACAGCTGCGAAATTGCGTGGAAAAAAATAAACCCGCTAACACAAATGGACTCGACAGCTATCCTCGTCGAGGCGGAACGTAAATTTATGATCAAGCTGTGCAACGCCATGACACCCGTGATGATTGACGCCTTTTACGACATGTACAAAAAGGCGATCGAGGTGTCCAAGGGTCGTCAGACGCTGATTCACTACCAGACGCTGCTCCAGGAGGTGCCTCACTGGAACAACACGATTGGAAAGCAGCATGCCGACACAATCATCAAGTCCTGTTCCATGTTTCCCAACCTGCTCGCGGCAGTGTTTGTCATTTCAGTCAAAATCATGTCCGCCGTGCGTATTTCATCAGACTCGAAAAAGATTAACATCAAGCTGCCATCCAACGATGTGTTTGTGCACTCGTGCTACATCGCCGCCGCAAAGAGCCTGTATGACGACCCGTACGTCGTGGTTGATAAGATGTCCGATCAGGAACGTCGCATCAAGATGGCGGCTCGTTTCACCGAATTGATCAAGGAGGTTATCGATGATTTTATTCCGGTACAACAGATCCTTGATACATACATTCCCAACTTTACAGGTGACCTCGACATGGGTGGTAACAACGAAGAC